TAGAGGACATCAACCGTATATATGATAAAGCCTCACAGGAAGTTGCTAAGATAAACAATATCAAAAATGACGGTAGTGGGGATGACTCCGGAGGTGGATTTTAGCAATGTACATAGAACCAGAGGCTCCAAATAATGTAAACAATAACTTACGTAGAAAGTGTGCAGGATGCCCCATGTGTACTACATGTGCTGCAGATCCTTCTGAGTGTCCTAAGGAAAAATTTATAGTAGATAAGCATTACCTGTATAAATGCGAATCATGTATACACTATAAGAAAAACAACTGTGAAATTGAAAAGAAACATACATGTGTGGGTCCATATGTTATAGAAGGTGTATTATACAATAACCCTAAATAAAGCAATAAATGTCCTAGAGGGATTGCTCCCTCTAGGATACATTTTGTATTATTAATTATATATAGCACGTTTTGATTATGCGTTGTCTCTGGTTCTGTTACTATCGAAATAATTAGCAACGCTATATGATTCGGTATTACTAAGAAGGGAGGTTGACGGGTAATCTCTCTCGTTAATTTTACCACCATCGGAAGTATCATTATAGCTATTAAGCGTCTTAGGCACGCTCTCCAACCCAGTATACTGGTAGTTGTTGCTATTGATAATGATCTGTCTAGCACCAGCATTAACGCTAAGAAGGTACTTCAGCATATCTTTAGCTGCGAGGTCAACATAAGCACCCTGTACTGGGTAACCATTGAACTTCACAGTTACTTCTTTCTTCTCGATAGTACCCTTAGTATACGTATACATACTAGTCTCAGCACTATCAAGCTGACAAGCTAACAGTAAGTACGCTGACTCAACCTCTCTCATGGTATTGTCGGTATTGATATATAAGAACGTGAAGCACTCATTCTCAAATCCCGGCTCCATATCGCCACTATGGATAAGTCCATGATAGTTCTTAACCTGAGTACGCGGGTCTTTAATACCGGTGAGATACAGTCTAGCAAACTTCGTCAAAGGTGAACCTGACTTCTCATCATAAGTTAATGAGAATGAAGAAGCAGACTGCATGTTAACTTTCGAGATCACGTTGATGTTGTTTAAGTCATCGCCTAACTGAATCGTATCGGCTGACAGGTCTTCAAGACCATCAAATGACTTAAACTCGTACTCTATAATATGAGCCCAGTTGTTAACCAATGCTCTATAATAAGTATCAAGTGATGCAAGCCTCATCATAAACCTAGGCATCTGGCAGATGATAAATGCTGCATATCCAGTCTCATAAGGATTGAACTGAACTAAGCTTCCGAAGTCTGGAACGCCTCTCATTAACCTATACTTCGTTACATCTTTGAAGCTCTTTGTGTTACGGAATATATTAGTTACAGTAGCATTCCTATCGGTTACTTTGACACTCGAATCCATGCTAGCACCAGTTGATACAGGTGCTGAGGTTGCGTTAGATTTATAAAGATCAATGTTGTCGTTAGTTGCTGTTGAACTTAAAACTGCCATAGTTATTTAACCTCCTTCCTTAACTTATGCAAATTACTTTGAATAACTCTTCCTGAACGAAGTTATGGAACTTGACTGTGATTGCTGCGTAGAAGATGTTATTAGCTTCATATATCTCATCTTCAAGATATTCCATTGAAATGCTTTGGAAGTTACTCTGGAACTGATTGATGACTCTATTAGCGTCTTCAATGTAGTTGTCTAAGCTCTCATTATCAAGGAATGCATAACGAGTCTTCGGGCAATTCGAACGTACAGCTTTAATAACTTCCTGAACTGCAAGTATATTCTGAAGGAAGCTAAGTTGTGTGTACTCCTCGTAATTCACATAGCACGTCTCAAGTACCGGTACTCCGTCATAATAGCTGATATAGTTAATGCAGTTATCAGCCATAACTTGCTTCTGGTCAGATGCAGGAGTGATATACGGTATGAAGTTTAATGTACCTGTAATAATCTCAGGGAATGTCATACCATTAGGTATACCAGCAAATGCTCTTGCAACACCATTATCAACATGCTTGACGAATCTTGAAGCAAGAAGATACGGCAACGTTACAGTAACTTCCTTCTTAGTGTACGGGTTAATTATCTTAAAGTAGTTATGATACACTGCACAGAATCTAGAAGTCTTTAACTCATAAGAAGCATCTACAATAGACTGAAGGTCATCGTTTAATAAACCTAAGTCTGCGAAGAATACGACATCCTGACGGAAGTCACAGACATCAATGATTGCATTCTTTACAGACACAGGGTAATTTGCGTCTAAAATTACATCAGGCTTATAAGCATCTAAGTCATAGATAATGGGGTCATACTGGTCTGACTTAGTGTTAGCACCCCATGAGCCAAGCAGAAGTTTGGTTAACTCAACCTGGTTCTCTATAGGAGCAAATCCCATAGTACCATATGAACCATTGGCTAAATAGATACCATTAGGATTGTTAAGTGCCACATACTCTATGTCTGCAGGCTTATTGAGTTCCCAAATGCTTCCTGTATCGCCAGAGGATACTATACCACCAAGGGTGGCCCCACCTCTACGATCTAAACCATTTAAGAAGTCCTGAGCCATTAAGGTCTCATTATCAATAGCCTCGCCATTCATAGTAGCAGTCTCTAATACACATCTGGCTAAGCCATATATACCATCAACATGCTGCATGCACTGTAACTGTATAGATGTAGTGTTGATCTTGCTCTGTACACTCTGGTTAATCTCATCAAGTATATACTCAGGATTAATCGAGAATACGATATTTTCAAGAACTGTGTCACCCTCATATACATTCATACTATATCTAATTACATTAGCAGAGCGTGCTCTCGAATATTCCGGCTCTATGGTAATATATATCGAGCTTGCTCCTCTACCTCTAGCACCAATGGTAAATAACGGGAAATCAGTGGCGTCTGTAATATTAAAATCATAATTACCATAACCCTCCATTGCCGCCTCGTTCATAGTCGTTACACCTTCGGCTGAGGTTACATATGTATATACGTAGCTAACTCCGTCGGTCTTAACAACTCTAGCATGTACAGTTATATTAGCAAGAGTAGCATCGCTTGATACCATTCTCTTACCAAAAATATAACCTCCTGCACGAAGTGTCTCGGCAATAGTTAATTGAGCCTGACCATGCTTCTCGAAACTAATTCCACCGTAGGCATTGGTGAAATTCTCGAGACCACTAAGCATACTCCAGCCCTCGGGGCCTTTGTCACTTGTAAATGCTACCATTTGTACAGCAGCATTAGTATATACGCGATCAACCGGCAATTCCGGTATATGGGTTTGGTCAATTATTTGAAATCTTGTACGCGGATATCCACGAGTTGCCATTATTTTATACCTCCTTAGATAATATTTAATAACTTTATTTTTAGCTAAATATAAAGCGTATTAGCTTTACTAAGATGTTTAATTTTGGCCCTATACGGAGGGCATAATGTTTGTTTAATATTATTCCATTACAATTTGCTCTAATGGTGATTCTCCCTCTCCTGTATTAGTCAATGCAGCGGCTATAGCCTCATCAGGATTCTCAGATGTGATTGCTGTATATATAGAAGTATACTTAGGTACTTTATTTATATTAATAGCCGTATAGTCTGTATAATCGGTAAACTTAGAATTACGGAAAGGCTTAGATAAATCCTTAGGGTCTCTATATATCTCACTAACTATCAATCCTATGATTTGATTAGAGACTTTGTAGCTAAGTCCATTAAGCTCAGCGTTCTCTATAAAGTAGTCCTGTACTTCATTATATGGTATATAATCAGGGAAGTGCCCACCCTTAAAGAGGTTAACGCACTTATCTATAGTATTCATATCTTGAGCTATGTTGACGTCACATATTAACTCATCACCCTTATAAAAGTGAAGAAGTCTATAGTCCTTTTCAGTATGTGATTTTTGTAGTTTAAACCTTGCTAACTTATCTATCTTACTAGGTTTACACTTTATCATCATAGGAAACTTAAAATTCTTTATCCCATGCGACTTACCATCTTTATCGAATACAGCATAGCAGAATATCCCCAGAGATAAGATATACTCACCTTCGATAATAGCTGCGTTCATTTCGAAGTATTTCTCAGGAATATAATAGATGAGCTCACCAGAACCATTGAATAGAATTTTGTTACCTTCTTGTTTCATCCATATCGGCAGATCCATTGTATCATCTCCTTAAAAATTTATCTAAATGTGAACCTAAATTAAGGCAAAAAAAATAAATGGCCGTGCATTACACACGACCATCTGAGGGTTACACCTTACGAATCATGCGATTAGTATACATTGTTTTTGTAGGCCGACCCTCATATGACGAAGTATACGTTCTGCCACTAGACAGCTTACGAATCGTGGTAAACTTCTCCACATACGTTGTCTCACCATCCGGTGCAACCGTACTGTAAACGTCTACTCTAGTCTTCATAATATAACCTCCTTTCTTAAGGTTCTATTCTATATATAATATATAACCATATTTATATTTAATTACACGTGATAGTGTCATCCAAAAACAATTTAATAAAAAATAAATATGTTTGGAGATGGTAGATAATGGATACGACTAGTCAATATACCGTTATATATAATCAAAAATCTACATCTAACAGATCATTCTTAAATATGCATGAGTATTTAAAAGCTATAGGTATAAAGAATAATTCATTCATGTTAACCTTATTAGATCCAGACCTTGCTGGGGTAAACCCATATGATCCAGGATTGAATTGGTTATATAAGAAAAAGATACTTAAAGAATGCATAAATAACTATTGGTATTTCCTTAGAGAAGTTGTACGCTTACCTACACAGGGTGGTCAACCTATGAGATACATCTTACATAGGGGAAACCTAGCATTTAATTATTTGAGTATGCTTAACAACTGTATATTCTATGAACTGCCTAGACAGACGGGTAAGACTATAAGCGTGCTTATAAGGTATCTGTACATTTATAACTTTGGTACGACAAATAGTAAATGTGCTTTCTTACATAAAGGATTAGAGGGTTCCAAAGATAACTTACAAACTCTAAAAGACTTACGAGATATGCTGCCTGAATATCTGCAGCTCAAAGTCAAATATAATGGAGAAAAGGCTGATTATGGGAAGAACAATGCTACAGAAATAGTCAACCCGCTGAACAATAACTCAATCAAATGCTTTGCGGGAGCCACATCTAAACTCAAAGCAGCATCTATATTGAGGGGTAAGACATTGCCATTGATATACTTTGACGAGTACGCATTCTTGGAGCACAATGAGACAGTATACTTAAATGGTGCACCGGCATATAGAACAGCATCAGAGAACGCTAAACGTGTGGGAGCACCATATGGTATAACCATAACAACTACGGCTGGGTTTATGAACTCCGACGCAGGCCGTGAGGCGTATTCTATGAAGGAAGCTGCTACACCGTTTAATGAGTCATGGTATGACTTTACGTATCCTCAGCTTAAACAGCTTTTAGACTCTAACACTAAATCTAACTTCGTATACATTAAGTTTGGTTATCAAGAGTTGGGTTACAGTGAACAGTGGTTTAATGAGATATGTAGGTTACTTAAGAACTCTTGGCCTGACATAAGAAGAGAAGTTCTATTGGATTGGAATATGGGTATAGAAAATTCCCCATTTGATCCTGATGACTTAGACATCATTAGAGGATTAGTGCGTAAACCCATATCAGTAGTCTATCTTCTCGGTAAGTACAGATTTGAGACATACCTTCAAGCTAATGTAGCTCAGTATCCGCCCATTATAGGCGTTGACGTTGCTGCGGGATACAAGCAAGACAGCTCTACTATAACAGTCATAGATTCACAGACCACCAAAGTCTTAGGTTGTATGAATTGTAACTATATCAGTACAGTAGACTTAGCACGTTGTATAGAGTTTATAGTAAAGAACTGGATGCCTAACTCTGTGGTCTGCTGCGAGCGCAACGGTGTCGGTCATGGTGTTATTGCTAACCTCAAGAAAGCCGGATTAACTAAGAATCTATACTACGAGATTAAGGATGTAGTTGTAGAGGAACGTCAAGACGGTGTTCACTCCTATAAACAGAAGATCCGTACTAAGGTATATGGATTAAACTCAACTAAAAGTGCAAGAAAAGAATTGATAGACATCCTTACAGATAGAGTAGAGATGCATAAGGATAAGATAATCAGTCCTATAATATACAATGAGTTATTGGGTATGGAGATAAAGAGAAATGGTAAAGTAGAGCACTCTGAATCTACACACGATGATCAGATATTCTCTATGTTAATGGCACTATACGTATGGTATAATGGTACTAATCTCGAAGAGAGATATGGTATTAAGAAGACAAGTATCAAAACAGATGAGGACATAGATGAAGAGGTCGATTATTTTGACCCAGATACTGTAGATATAACCGGGAGCTTCAATACAAGTGATGAGATATCAGAAGCTATAGCACCTACCATACAACAGCTCAAAGAGGATTCTAACCAAGTCGATTTAAGAGAGTTCTTAAATAAGAGACATGTTTTAGAACAACAACAGTTCTTAGACTTAGCTAGCACACCACTTGGTGAGAAGGCTATCCGTACTACATTTAATATACCTAAGGATACTCCATTGAATTCCTTCTTAGGAATCCCCGACACAGGATCATCTAATATACCTAATAAGGTATTTGATGATTTTTATAAACAGAGTATGTATGGGGAGGGTCAACTGTCGTTTAACGGAGCAATCCCAGCCCAAGAGGCATTATATATGGAAAACGATGATTATTCTTATTCTAAAAACTTTAACATGTCTATGATTCCAAGTAACTATTAGAGACAAAAAATAAAGGGAAGGCTGTTAAGCCTTCCCATATACTTATTTCCTATACTTTTTCTTAATTTGTTTACCAATAGATTTAGCCCTATCTATAGGTGATGGGTATGTAGCATGTACCGCGTGAACTGTATGGGTATCATCATCAATGATACTATCTTTGATTTTGATCACTTTACCCCATAATTCTTCGATATATTTGTTGTGTCTCATAAGTCTTGCCATTTCTGAGTAATAGAATTGGATCTGTTCAGATATACTATCAATCATATCATAGGCCCACTCTTTTACATCATCAGACACGTTACAATCTTTTACTAACTTATTAAACGCAAACCTAGCGTTAGTCCACTCAATCTTAGTCAAAGGTATTATATCATCTATAACATCTCTCCACTCATAGATGTCACACTTCTTCTCGAAATCAACTCCTGAGTAGAATCTGCCTCTGTTACGTTTACCCAGAGCAAATGATATATTGTCGACATTTTCGTCAATATTTATTTCAATGACATAATTTTTACCATCACGTGATTCGTATGAGTGTTCTATGACACTAGCAAGATTCTTATATCCACCATACGGTGATTGCTCACACGGTATTCTATATTCTGTAGTTTGGTTGAATGTATGAATCTTACCATCTT